CATTTACAACTTGGAAATTTTGAATAATAGTAAGTCCGTCAGCTCCTGTTGGACCTGTAGGACCTCCAGATGGCCCTGTAGGGCCTGTAGGGCCTGTTGCACCAGTAATTCCAGCTCCAGTAGCACCCGTTGCGCCTGTAGCTCCAGTAGGTCCTGTTGCGCCTGCAGCTCCAGTAGGTCCTGTTGGACCTTGAATACTTGATCCATTAGCTCCAGTTGCTCCAGTAGGACCTGTTGGACCAGCAGAACCTGTTGCGCCTGTTGAACCAGTAGGACCTGTTGGACCTTGAATATTTCCTACGTTTGTCCATTGAGATCCAGCCCAGACATATAGTTCTCCGTTTACAAGATAGGCATCTCCTGTTGTTCCTGTTGGATGTGCTGCTTGCAATGCTGATAATGATGCATAAGAGCCTAGGATGGATACTCCAGTTCCGTCTGTTCCTGCTACACCTGTAGCACCTGTAGCACCTGTAGCACCTGTTGGGCCTGTAGGTCCTGCTACTGTGCTATTAGCACCAGTTGCACCAGTAGCGCCTGTAACTCCTGTAGGGCCTTGCTTAAGAGTAAAATTAAGAACTAAGTCTGTTGATGTTCCACTATTTAATATGGAAGATGTTCCTGTAGGTCCTGTATCTGTTACAGATCCTATTGTAATTGTTGTTGGTCCTGCTGGACCCGTTGCACCAGTCGGTCCTTGTTTAAGTACAAAGTTAAGAACTGCAGCATCTGTTGTTCCAACATTTGTTATTGAAGGAGTTCCTGTAGGCCCAGTTGATGAGACTGTACCAACATTTATTGTTGCCACTTGACCTGTAGGTCCTGTTGGTCCTGTTGGACCTTGTTTTAAAACAAAATCAAGAACTGCATCTTGTGCTGTTCCGCTATTAGTAACAGATGGATTTCCAGTTGGTCCTGTTGAAGTTGTTGTACCAACTGCAATTGTTGCTGGTCCAGTTGCCCCTGTTGGACCCTGGAATTGTCCTGCATCTACCCATAGCGAACCATCCCATACATACAGATGTAAATCTGTTAATACAATCCATGAATCGCCGCTTGTATTTCCAGATGAAGGAAGTGCTGCAACATTTGCTTTTGTTCCTTTAATATTAATTGATCTTCCCGCTGCTCCTGTAGAACCTGTAGGTCCTGTAGAACCTGTAGGTCCAGTTGATCCTGTAGGTCCTGTTGGTCCTCTAAATTGTCCTCCATTTGTCCATGCTGTACCACTCCAAATATAAAGTTCATTTGTTCCAGTAACTAAATATGTTGCTCCTAATGGAGCTCCAGCTGGCAAACTTCCAACATTAGAGACTGTTCCTTGTAATGTTAAAGATTGTCCTGTTGCACCAGTTGCACCTGTAGGTCCTGTTGCACCTGCAGTTCCATTTGCACCACCAGGTCCAGTTGGTCCTGTTGCACCTGCAGCACCTGCGGTTCCTGGATTACCTACCACTGCAAAAACCCAATCCGCTAATGTTCCAGAACCATTTTTAGTATCTACGCTTACAGATATGCTTACATTTTTAACTACTTGTGTAATAACTCCTTCTACATAAGTAGTTATAGTAAGTGGGTTAATTACACGTACTCTTTGTCCAGCTGTGTATGCACCGCTATTATTTACATAAAAAACTTTTAATCCTGTACTTACTTGATTAGATGTTATTGATGTTACATCTGAATATCCAGCACCTGTAGCGCCAGTTGTTCCTCCGCCTGTACCGCCAGAAAGTGTTCCTGACATGTCTACGCCAGATATAGTTAATGAGAAGCAGTTGGGAGTTGTTGTTACTGCTGCAATTGATTCTCCTGCAGCCAAAATTAATGAATGTTCTAGTCTTAATGTTGTATTATTTGGAACATTAACACTTCCATAAAGTGTATATGGGTCAAGACTTGATCTATTTACATTATAAAGATTTATTACCTGATCGCCATTTTCTCCAAGTAAGAAAAGGCTGAATGGTAAAGTAGATGCACTAAAGTTAGTTACTGTAAATTCTTTAATTATGATTGGAGATACAGCTGTATATATTTTTGCTGGATACGAAGGTACTAATGATGGTCCCGCAAATCTAATCGGAGCATATGACATTAACTAACCCTCCCTTAGACTATAGACCACTTCGATATTAGATCCTTTTCAACAGTTTCATATTGAGCAAACTGTAAGGCTCTATCGTAAATTAGAAATTCTCCAATTTTAAAGTTTCCATAGCTAGAAATATATCTTCCTATTGCTTGTCCAGTCATTGAAGCAACTGACCCACTAGAAACTGCTCGAGAAACTTCAACTCTATTTCTTCTTACTGTTCTTTGATTATTTGTAAGATCGTAAACTAGAGTGTAAATTTCTGTTGTTCCCGCAGCGGCTGCTGTAACAATAGAACCTTGATCATCATTATAGAATCCCATTCTATGTGTATTTGCAGTTAAATTTCCTGCAAAAAGATTTGTTCTGGTTCCAGTATTTGTACCGCCAAAAATCCATGTATTGTTGTTTGCTGGCTTTGAAGCAACATAAATAATTGTAAATGACTTTCCTGCAATATATGCAAGTGTCTGATCTGAAAATGTCATGAAGTCATCTGATCCATCAAACTGAAGAGCTCCCAGACCACCAAGTCCAGTAGCTAAAAATAAAGGCTTGTTTGCTTGTGTAGCCTGAACCATATGTCTTGATGCTCCAGATTTATCATTCCATTGAGATACAAAATTGCTACCGTCTCTAATGCATGTTGCAGGAAGAGAAGCATCTAAATGTAAGCGCAGACCTACAGTTGTAAATCTTGCTCTACGAAAATTTGAACGCTGATTTGGTAACAATTAATTATCTCCTGTTCCACCGTATACTACTGGCTTTTCTGGCCAGGTTACTTCTGAAAGACTTGAATATTCTTTTAACAATTCTAATTTTTCTCTATATCTTTTCCATGCGTCTTTGTGAGCTTGAGATAAATCTTCTTTTGTATCAAGACCATCAGTTGATATTAATTCAAATTCAATGTGGGCAAGAAGTTCATCTTTTTTATCATCATTTGATAAAACTTCTTTTTTAACTACGTAAACTTTGCCACCTTGAATATATGGTTCACAAAAAACTAATCTTTCATTAGAAGGATTAAATTCAATTTTATCTACAACTTCTTTAACATTATTTTCTGAAAGAAAATCATCATACTCTCCATTAGCTGGAAATGAGGTAGAAGGAAATAGGATTGCCAGTTCTCCTACATTAACTACCTTATTATTTTCAACTATTGCGTACATGATACCCCTTTAGATTATTTATTAAACGAAAAGATCGGCAAATGCATATCCGCCGTATATTGTTGTTCCGCCATCTCTTGTATAGAAATTAAGAAGAGTTGTGTTTGTTGATAGAAGTGGTGCAACGTTTGCTGCTCCGCCACCATCCCACTTTACTCCTCCAGGCCAAGTAATCGCATAAGATCCTCCACCTTTAATTTCTACCTGCCAAAAAGCAGCTTTTGCTGTTGAAGGGAAATTTGAAAATACAACTGTTAAATTTCCGTTAGCATTAATTCTAAAAACTCCTGCTGCTGAAAGATCGCATGTTGCTGTTCCTCCAGCATTAATAGTTCCTCTATCTGAATATTCAACTGGAATGTTGAAATATGTATATCCTTGACCATTGATTGGTGCTTGAAGATATGTATATGTCCATAGTGCTGGTGTTACAGCAGCTGGGGTCATTGATACTGGCATTTTATTCTCCTTTTATTTTTTAGCTAGACTTAATGTAATATGTAATAATGCAGATTCCAGATCCGCCAGTGTTTCCACCACCGCCACCGCCGCCTGACCCAGTATTTGGCTGTGCGTCAGCTCTTGGAGTTCCAACATAATCTCCATGACCTGTTCCTCCACCACAAGAACCTCCACCGCCTGAAGCTCTTCCTGATCCGCCTCCACCGCCAGCAAGACCATTAATTCCTTCTCCACCACGGCCACCCATTGGGTGTCTTCCAGAATCGTTTGAGTTAGCCCAACCTGGACCACCGCCTGAAGAACCTTCTGTTGCATATCTAGTTCCGCCAAAGTATCCAGAGTATCCTCCAGAGTTAGGCATAACTAAACCGTATTCTCCAGCACCGTTTGCTCCGCCACCGCCACCTCCAGCGCCCCATGAATTTACCCAGTTGCCTTGACCGCCTCCACCTGATCCTGAGCCAGTAATGTTATCTGCTCCTGGACCGCATGAACCAGACTGTCCATTACCTTGTGTTGAACCTCCACCGTATGCAACCATATAGAATGGCTGTCCTGAAGTTCCAAATGTTGAGTTTCCACCTTGATTATTACATGTGCCGCCTGATGCAATTCCTATCTGAATAGATGAGTTTGTAGCAACAGAAGAAATATCAAGCTTTCTTCTTAAATACTGACCAGCTCCTCCACCTCCGTGATTTGTTGATCCGTTAGAGCATCCTCCTCCGCCACCGCCACCGACTAGAACAACATCAATGTATGGGGCACTATTTACTGGTCGTGTCCATACTCCGCTACTTAAAATTGATACTTGATATGAATTGTAAAATCCTGAAAGATTTGCAGCAATCAAAGGAACAGCAACTGATGTTGAAAGTGTAGTAGTTGCGCTTTGTATCTGTGAATCTAGTCCTGGGACATAAATCTGATTAATAGTTCCGAATGTTGCCATTATGATTGTACCTCTATTTCAATAAAATCATCTAATCCTCTGTGTTCTGGCAAAGGACGTAGATGTTCTGGTGCTATAAATTTTCCTTCTTCTAGCTTCCACATAACTCCTGGTTGTGGATTATAGTCTGTAATATCAATTCTTTCAAATTGTGACCAGTCTGGATGTTCTGCAACAAATTCTTCATCTGCTACAATAACATTTCCAATAATTTTTTCAGGTGTTAGAATTGCCCAAACTTTTGACATTATTCATTACCTCCTGCAAGACTATCTTCTGCAATTTCATCTTGAATTGCTACTAAATGCTCTAGTACTGTAGGGTCTATTGTTGGGGGTGCTGGATGTGTCCACACCTCTGTATCCTTATTATATGTTGATTGTGGACCTGGTCTTGTTTCCCAATCTGTAACATCAAACCATGTTTTGTCTTTATAGTCTGGCATTTCTTCGATAGCTTCTAAACTTCTTACATTTAGAATATTAAAGACTGTGCCATCTTCATTTAAAAATACAACGTCTTTGAACATAATTATGCCTTGACATACCATTCAATAATGGCTAGTCCGCTACCTCCTCTATTTCCTCCGCCGCCTGAGTGATTATTTCCTCCGCCGCCTGAGCCTGTACCGTTACGACCTTCTCCGCCCCAGTTATCAACTGTCTGTGAACCGCCAGCGCCACCGCCTGCTGATCCACCTCCACCTGCTCCGCCGCCGCCTCCGCCGCCACCTGCAAGACCATTCATTCCTGCGCCTCCTGCGCCACCACAACCAATCCAAGATGTCCAGCTATGATTTGAACCATGTCCACCACCTGATGCTCCTGGACCCCAACCAAATCCTCCAGGGTATCCTGCACCACCACGTCCATTTTGCAATGTTGTATTAATTGCATTTTGTCCTGCACTGGTTGCTCCGCCGCCTCCGCCGCCTGCACCGTACTGATAATCTCCACCTGCTCCGCCGCCGCCGCCTGAACCTCCACCATTAGCATTACCCATGCCAGCTCCCATTGATCCAGAGTTTCCGCTATTGCCAGTTCCGTATGGATATCCTCCACCGCCGCCACCATATGCAATTACATAAAATGAGTTTCCATTTACACCAAATGTTGAGTTACCACCATTATTACCATTTGAATTTCCAGTTACTGCTGCTCCACCATTACCAATAGTTACTGGAATTGTTCCACCGACTGGAACTGCAGAAATATCTAACCATCTTTCAATGTATTGTCCTGCACCGCCTCCGCCTGAACCATTGTGTGACCATGAATATCCGCATCCTCCAGATCCACCTCCACCAATAAGAGTTAACTTAATTGCTGGGCCTGAGTTTGCTGGTCTTGTCCAGTTTTGTGAGCTGTAAATTCTAGTTTCTCTAGGAAGATACATAGACGAAACACCACCAGCAGCAATTGCTTCTGCTGTAATTCCAGCATTTAATCCTGCTGTAATAGCAGCATTAATTGTTGTTGATAGTCCTGGTAAATATGTAGACTGAGTAGAAATTCCTACTGATATGTTTGTCATTCTATATTACTCCTAAATCAAGATGTTGTTATTTTTACGCCAGAGATAAACATTGAAACTGCAGAGTTATTAGATGCAGTTACGAGAATGCTTTCTGCTGTATTTAAAACTTGTTTGATATCTAATGTTAAAAATGTCTGTGGAGGTAAGCTTAGCTGATATGCCAAGAAAACTCCTGCCATTTTAACATTGAATGTCTGTGCGACAAGTGTAAGGTTCTGCACTGTAATAGATGTAATTACATCTGTTTCTGCTGCTGGAACTGTCCAAACTCCTGTTTCGGCGTTTGTCAGAATTCCTGCATAAAAACGTGCTGGTAAACTAACTGTTGTTGGCATTTTATATTACTCCCATGTTCTGATAGATTGTAAAGTTATTTAATTCATTAGCAACAGCTGCTACCTGTGTTGCTCCTGCTGCTGCTACTGCAGCTACTTGTGTACTTCCTGCTGAGGTAACTGTCGTTACTGCGCCAGTTACTGCAGTAGAGATGTCATTGAGTTTTGTATTTGTAGCCGCCAAAACATCATTGACTCCCAAAAGATTTCCCATTGATTCAATTGCTTTTGCTAAATAAACCAATTCTTGTGCTCCTAGGGTGGATCCGCTAAGGGCTGAAACCTTAGTCTTAAAAAGATCTACCTGAGCGGTTAAGCTTGCATAATCTGGCATTATTTGATCACCTCTGTATTAGTATAGCATAACAACATTATAATGTAGGCTCTACGGGATAGACTATATTATGATTTGTTACTGTTTCTGGAAGGTCTCTAAGAGCTTGTCTATAGACCCTCCACTCTTCTCTTTTTTCCTCAGACATTGGAGCAGTTTCAGTCCAATCTGATAATTTTAATAGGCTGTCTCTTCTGGCTCTAGCCACATTTAAAGCACCACTATATTCAATTGCAGCTTCCCATTCTGCATATTCCTCATCAGTCATTGCTCTAGGATTTCCATCATTATAAATTAAATGCTTTGTATCTGGAAATAGCTCATCTACTTCATACCACACTGAGCCGTCTTCTGTATTTCTAGTTGGCTTTTCTAGTGCTTGAGAAGTTTCTACTTGAATTCCTTCTCCATTAAATCTAGCATATAGTTTTATTCCATTATCCATTATCTATCTCCATATAATGTTGCGGCATGATTCCAAATCTTATAGGAATCAATTGTTGATGTGTAATTAGCATTATTAACCTCAGCATAAGTAAGTGCTGCTTGAGTTAATCTTAAGTCTGGTTGAACAAAATTATTTGAACCAGTAAATGTTCCTTGAAGGTTATAGAATGCATTATTTTCATTCCAGTGATACTGGTTACCTGTATCTGTCCAATAGTAGAATGTATTACATAGTAGGACTACACAGGATTCCCCAGCATTTAATGTAAATGAACCTGATATACCAGCATTTGTTGGGCTTCCACCTGTATATGTAGCAAGGTTTGTCCATGACATACCGTTTGCTGCAGAATACTTTGTTCCTGTTGTATATGTTGGTCTACCAACTTGAAGTCCAGCTCCGTCGTATCCGCTGCACCAATATGTTGAAATTAATCCCCATACAGAAACTGTTTGCTGAGTTGTTCCAAAATTTCTCAAAAACATTACACGTGAACCAAATGGTCCGTAACATGTTGTTCTTGGATGTGTATGCATACGTGAATTTGAAGTACCGCACATATTATTTGTAGCAAAATCTAAACGCTTATATGCTGCTGACCAAAAAGACTTTCTATTTTCATTCATATTTCTATATCCGCCTAGGGCATACCAGAATGCTCTTTCTGCATCCCATGGCTGTGTTCCAGTCAAATATGTATAAAAGTTTGTCCAGTCATCTGAGTTGTCCCATGAATAGTTATTCATGAATGCATTTCCTCTATGATTTACTGAATATATAGAAGGTATTGTATATGGTCTTCTAGATCCATCTGTTACTTCTTTAAATACATCTAGTGCTGGAGTAATTCCTAATGATGCTGCTGTAATTCCCAGAGAGCTCGAAGAAATTCCTCCAGTTTGTAAATATAAAGAATCAAAATTTGCCATTATACTAATACCCATCCTCTCGTAGCGTTAACATAAGCTAAGGTAACTGAAGCTCCAGCTACGTTTACAACAAGGTCTTCTTGTAAACCTTGTATTCTTTCATTGTTTCTTGCAATTGTAAATCCTGGTGTTGCTGTACTAACAGTTCCACCTGTTGCCTCAACAAACTGAACTTGCATTCCAACCGAAGGTCCAAGTGGAAGAGTAATAGTAATTCCTTGTGTAGTAATAAATCTTCTATGGCCATTTACTGCTGTATAAGAAGTATTTTGAACTGCCCACGCAGATGGTACGGTAGCAATAGAAGTTTGAAGTGCAGATACTGTTGATTGAAGTGTTGTATATTGTGTAGAGTTTGTAGCAACAAAGCCTTCAATATTTGTTACCTTGCCTTTAAGAACAGTTATATCAGTTTCTGCAGTTGTTAATCTTTGACCATTGGTGCTTGTATTAAATGATGTTATTGCTGCATCTCTATTTGTATTAATTGTAGCAATACCATCAACCACTGCATTATTAATATCTGCAACACCTAAAGTATTTCCAATAGAGTTCAGAGCTGCCCCCACAAGCTGCAGATCATTTGGACTTAAAGTCCCACTCGTCATAAGAGCTGATGCTGCAGTTTTAAACTGTGTGATCTGCGAAGTTAATGATGAGTAATCTGGCATTTTTTAGGCCTGCGCTTCTGTCCATGATAGCGTTGCTGATATGTTAGCCGCCGATGAACCTAGATTTGTTGCAACAATTGTTAAAATATCTGGTGCATTTGGGAACCCTGGACAAGCAGTGCTTCCGTCACCATTTAGAATTGAGTTTCCTAGATCTCTAACCTTTGTAAGATCTACACGAGTTACTGAGTAGTTAGTACCACCAGCGTTATCTGTGTAGAAAGCAAACACACGGTCACCTCCAGAAACAGTGTTTGTTGGTGATAGAACTGGAGATCCTGGGACACCTGTTCCATCATGATAAATAATTTGTGCAAGTGATCCAGATCCTACACGGCTTGATGCCCATGCGTTAGGTATTGATACACCGTTTAATGACTGTGCATTAAGAATTCCCTCAATCAAGAACTGACCTTGTGAGAGAATGTTAATATTAAACAGTTTTAGCTGCATAGTATTCATAAGTTCACGAAGACCAAAGTTACGTCCTGTACCATTATCTACAGAAGGTGCAACTCGGAGTGAAATTAGTGGACGTGCCTGCTGTGTTGCTCCGAATGTCTGAACAACACCACCGTTTGGATTTACTGATGAAGATGCTTCATCTGCTTGTGCTAGGGCATATGAAATTGTATTTGATGTAGTATTTGATATCAAAAATGTTCCATTGTAATAGCTTGATGTTATTGCAGTAGCACCTGCACCAACTGCTGTAAATGGAATATTTGTAGATGTTCTAGCAAACTGTATAGTTGTAGATGTTACTCCAGTAATTGTCCATGTACCATTAAATACTGAGTCTACACCAGTAATAACAACTGTCTGTCCAGCTCTATGTCTGTGAGCTTGAGATGTAGTTATTGATGCAATGTTAGATGTAAGTTGCTTATATGTAATTATTGATATATCGTCAACGCCAGAAATTGTTGCATTATATCCTGCAAGCAATGAGTGAGGAGCTGATGTTGTTAATGTTGCAACTCCAGATGTTCTTACTCTTGATACGATTGTTGCTGAAACAGATCCAGAACCACCGACCTGCAAATATCTCTGCATACCAGCGGTAAAGATAAAGGAAGCATCATCGTCGAAGCCTCCGTCCATGATTACTGAAGATCCCCAGTGCGCCATAACAGGAGCACATTCTTGAGAAATAACTTGTACAGAAACTTGTGCGCTTCCAGTTCCACCTGGAATTGTTGCGTCTGGTCTAAATGTTGCTGCTGTATATGTACCGTTTAAGCTAATGCCTTGGCCACCATAATATGTTACATAAGGTTGTCTACGAATTAAATTCATAGCAAATCCTTTTGCAGTATTGTTATATGCTCCAATACTTGTATATTTTGCTATTTCACAATAATTTTCATCAGAAATTCTTACATATCCATCTGCTGGCCAGTAGTCGACGTTATCAACATACATAACTGTATCTTGTGGAAGAAGATTTGATCCTCTTACTGCTGTTCCACCTGCAACAAGCTTAGAGAATTTAGTTGGCTCATTAATTGCTTCATATCTTGCTGGAAGGTTACCAGATCTCTGATAGGCTTGGACATTTACGTTATTATGAGATATTTCATGAACCCATGTAATCTTTCCGCCTTGTCCTCTAAATCCATATCTGATTGTTCCAGCTCCGTACCAAGAATAATCAATATATGTCATTTGCATCTTTGATGGATCAAATATATGTCCTGAAGGACCTGTTCCATCAAATTTATCTAGATTCCACTCTGATTGTGGAATTTTAACAATTTGTGTTTTACGATATTTAACGCTTGACTGTGTTGCTCCACGATATGCTGGTGCAATTGTTAAAGAAGTATCTGATGCAATTTGAATTACACGATAAGATTGTCCACGAATAACAATTTTATCTCCTGATACAAGTTGTTTTCTAAAAATAGTTCCTGTTCCAGTGACTGTGCTATTATATTTTGTTACCGAAACATTTCCTCTTAGTTCTTGTGTTGACCATTGACGGCAAGCATATATTCCTTGACCATCATACTCGAAGAAAAATCCGTCCTGTTCTGAGTACAATCCAGCTCTAGTTGACGCACCTTTCCATTTATATGCTGTACAAAATACGTTAACTCCGCCTGGTATTTGATCAATTGCTGAAATAGGGCTTGAGAAATTAACATTATATTTAAATGTAGTTGCATCTATAATTGATGTAACAAGATGAATTCCATTAAATGGATTATATTCTCCAGATACTTCTACACCTTCAATTTTTACAAAAGCTCCTGGTTGCAAGTTGTGAGAAGCTAATGTGGTAACAGTAATGTCATTTGATCCTACTGTAATACCGTTTGAAGCTATATACTCAACTTCAAATGTAGGTGTAAATTTAGTACCAGTTGAGAACTGAATTGATTTACCTGACTGATAACGGAAGAATCTACGTGATTGACGCATTGTTTGTGTTCCGCATACGTTATTACCAGTAGACATAATAACTCCGCCGTCCATTGGTCTGTGGTTTACATAACCTTCAGGTTTTGCATAAAATCCTTGATCTGTAGTATTAATTGGATTTAAAATTTGTGTTGCTGCCATAAATGACATTGAGTTAGGAGTTGCTACAGTATCAATAAAGAAGCTTCCAAAGAAGTTGCTTCCTTCTTTTTGTGTAATAAGAACTGGAGTTCCTGGAAGAAGTCCATGTGGTTTTGTTGTAACAACTGTAATTCTAGAAGGTGTTGCTTGATCGGATACAGCAGAGAAAGTTCCTAACTGTCCCACAATTCCACCCATAATATGTGCATTATCAAAAATTCCGCCGCCATAAATTGATGTTAATGTTCCATCTTGAATATCTCCAGAAACAACACCCTTTGCAGTATAAGTAAATGTATTTGATCCAGTTGGAAATACAAGGAATGTTCCATCTGCTCTGTCATTTGTTGTTTCTTGAACAGAAATAACATCTCCTGAGCTTAGTCCGTGTGGGCTATTACATGTTACTGTAATTGTTGAAAGTGGGGATTGTCCTCCTCCAATAATTAATTGAACGTCTAGGGCGTTTCCTCCAGAAGCTCTTCCGAAGAACCCTGGATAATTTTGAATCATTGTAAGTGTTTCCCACTTTGAATTCTGAATACCGTATTCAAAGTCTGTATCAATCAAAGACTTTGGAGATGCAACTCTAAGCTTTCCTACAGCATCTACCATGTAGTCTGCTGGCTCAAATCTTTCATTATTTTCATCATAAACAATCTGCCAAGTATCTGTTGGCAACATGTTAGATGTATTATATTTTAATGTTAACTTAGTAGAACCGTGAGCAGGATCGGTTGTTGTATCTACAGTATAATTATAAAGTCCTAGAGCAGCATCAGCAAAGTTATATACAACCTTATTAGCAGTCGTATTTGTAATAAGGAGAAGTTTTTCTCTACGAATAATTTGAGGAATTGTTAGTTCGCCAGTTCCTGGTACAAACTTAAGTCCTGTAAGATTTACAACTTTTCTTGCCATATTTTTTTTCTCCTAAAATATCATGCTTGTTGCTAAAAGCGTAGCATTGTTTTGTGTCATGTTTGTTAAGAATTCATACTTTGGATAATATACACCAAGATTTAAAACTTGATCTGCTTTCCAAGAATTTAATTCATTAATAACATTCTGAACTGCTGTTTCACCAGCTGGTCCTGTAGCACCAGTTGGTCCTGTGATACCTTGTGCTCCGTTATTTCCTGCTGGACCCTTTAAGTTTCCTTGAAGAACCCATGTACTATTATTAGAATTATACTGGAATAAATCTCCAGTTGTTGTATTTAGATATGTATCTAAACCTTGCTTATTTGCTGGATTATTTGAAGTAGGATTGTTAATTCCTACAAATGTATAAGTTCCTCTTGCTCCCGCCACACCTTGTGCACCAGCTGCACCTGCTGGTCCAGTTGGACCTTGAGGAATTTGAAAATTAAATATTGCAGCACTAGATGTTCCGCCATTTGTAATTTGTGCTGGAGTTCCTGCTGCAACTGTTGTTACTGTTCCAACAGAAATAGTTGCGGCTGGACCTGTTGGTCCAGTTGCGCCTTGGGGTCCTGGTCTTGATCCTGCGACGGTTACCCAAGAGGATCCGTTCCATCTTTTTAGTGACATGTTTTCATACCCCTCCTACCTAAAGTATACCAGAATGATTATTCAAATCCCATCCAAGCTAGGGCCTTTAGGTCTTCAAAAACTGTTGAGTTTGAAGTTATAATTGAATTTATATTGTTTGCTGTTACAATGGCAAGCCATTGTCCCTGGCTTCTAACATATGCTAAGCCTGTTGAGGCATCTGCTGCAACATAACCATTTGGAGCATTTGTTGGAAAATCTGCTTGAGTTGCGTAATTTGTAAAAGTTAAATCTTTATAATATGTTGGAGTTTCATTTTCATTTAAATCAACCCAGAGCTGAACATTATTTGGATTTGGAGGTTCTGTTCCAAACTCAAGAATAGATCCATCATATTCATCGGTATCTATCCAAAGCTCTCCTTCATATGATGGAGTTGCTGGTTCATCTGCACTATATATTAATTCTTGAATTGGTTCGACATTATCAACCCAAAATTCATATTGCTGAGGATCTGGAGCTACGCCGCCAGTATAGAATTGATTAAATGGAGTATCAATATCATCTACGTCAATCCATAAATCTCCATTTGCTGTTGCTCCAGTTGGAGGCGCAACTAGTCCAACAAAAAATGTACTTGGTGGAGCAGTTACATCTGTTGGAATTAGTGTTAGTCCGCCGCCGCCGCCACCTGATCCTTGTATGTCTTGCCATAGCAGTCCATCCCAAACCTTAAGCTTGTCTAATGGCTTGTTATAATAAATTTGTCCATGAACTGGATCTGCTGGCGGACCATCAAGACCAATAATAACTCCGTTAGTAAAAGTATTTTTTGAAGTCCATGTATTTGTTGTTGATAATGATAAATCTGAACTAACATATTCCCATGTTGTAGCTAGGGCGTTCCATACCTTAAGAGCTCTAGTATTTCCGCTTCTATATTCATCTGTATCAAACCAAAACTCTCCGTCTGCTGGAGATGCTGGTGCAGTTGCAGACATAATAGCCTTTGATGGAGGAATTATTGTTTCTAGTATAAGTTTATTTGCAACGTCGTCATAAGTTGCTGTAATATTTGGATTTAACCCATGTGTAAATAATGGAGCTATATAGTCTTGAGCCTGCTCTTGAGTTAATTGTGCTGTTACTGATAAATTAACTCTATTGTTTACATCGTCATATGTAGCTGTAACATTTGTGTGGTTAGAGTGGGCAAATAGTGCTCCTGCGGCATCTTGAGCCGCTTCTGTAAATCCTGGAAGATCTGCTGTTGTTATTGCAAAATTAATTTTTCCTGTAGGATCATCATATGTAACAGCAAGTCCTGTTGACTCTGTATTTCCAGATACCATCCCTCCAACAACGTCTTGAATTCTTTCGTCTGTATCTACCAAAGCTAGGTATGTGTTAGCTGCATCTGTTATATTTAATTTAGTTGCTAATGCATTTGTAATTGTTGTTATAAAATTAGCATCGTCACCTATTGCAGCAGCTATTTCATTTAGTGTATCTAGTAGTGCTGGTGCTCCGTCGATCAAATTTGATATTGCGGTATTGACATATGTTCTGTCTGCAATTACTGAAGTATCAACAGCAACGGTTATTGTTTTTGAAAAATTATAAAGTGTCCAAGAAGCATTTGGTGCTCCGCCTGGTTCTGGTGGATATCCTGGATTAAGTGGATTTCCTGTTCTTATAAAATATGATCCGACTATTCCATATGGACTTCCAGTAGGTATACTTACTATGTCATTTAAGGCGTAAGAATATCCATTGTCATAGTCACCAATATAGTTGGGTGGAGTTTGATTATATGTCTTTGCTATTCCATTCCCCGCAGTTAAAGCGGTGGCAATAGCGCTTACTACTTCTGAATCATCATAGTTTGCACTTAAACTTAATTTTGCTGCTGTATCATCATATGAAACAGTAATGTTATAGTGGGTTCCATCTGTTATTAGTTTTGCAGCTTTGTCTTGAATTCTTTCATCAATATCTAGTTGCGCTTGAGGCACAAAACCATTTTCATCAAGCTCTGCCACGCCATCTGCAGCTCCCATTAAGCTTAATGGTATATATGTTGCAGCTGAAGTATTACTTAATCCTGAAACTGCTGTATCAACATAAGTTTTGGAGGCCATTGTATTTGTATTTGTCCATAGGCCAGTTGTTGCGTTGTAA